CTAGTCCAGGTCATTCCGTTGCGGATGGATCACCCCCCAGCGTCGGCACTCCCAGGCCTGGCTACACAGCAACACGGCCAAGTCCTGGTCGGGAACTTGGCCGCATGTCGCGCCGGTGAAGTACTGGCATCGCTGGCAATAGGTCAGGTAGAGCGAGGCGAGTGCCCACGGACGGCTGCCCTCCTCGTTCAGTCCGATCTCCTCAATGGCTCGGAGGAGTCGAGGCTCGGCCGGTTTGTGCATTCGGATCTCCGAATCGCAGTTCGTACTGAGTGTCCCGGTCAGGGCCAGGTGCGGCCGTCGCGGCCGGTCGGTCGTGCAGCCCCAGCGCCCACGGGATCAACGTTCCAGCGCCCGCGCCCCCGGCGACCAGCGCCGCCGCCGTGGCGACCTTGCCCACCGTCGACTTCCAGGTGGAGGTTGGGGCGGCGGCTGGGGGGACCGCGACCGACGCCTCGGTCGTCGGCTGCACCATCTGGATCACATCCCCGACGTGGATCACGTCCTCGCCTCCTGCGGCCGGCGTGGTTCCTGTGGCCATCGCCTGTTGGTGGGCACGCACCGACTCCCGGTTGAGCTTCAACAGATCCTGAGCATCTTCTAGCATCACTGCCTCATGAGCGATCCGAAGGCCAGCTAGCTTCGCTGCCATCTCCTCGGCCGCCTTCCGTCCCTCCGGGGTCGGTTCCACACTGCTCATTACAAAACCTGTCTAGGGCTTCGCGGGCAGCTTCGATGTCCTGGGCCAGGGACTGGGCGAACGTGCCGCGAAGGTACGCTCGCCGCAGTCTCCAGACCCGTGACGCGGCCTGCTCCGCTTGTTGGGACGCAAGCTGATTGGGCGACATGAACTACGCCGTCTTGCCGCCGTTGAAGTCGGGCGAGCCGTACTGCGGGTGCGGGCCCTGGATGTAGCGCACGCCCAGGCCTTCGGTCAAGCTGACGTTGGCCTTGCCCTCCAGGTAGTCGTACCGGAGGTTCTCGGCGTAGTGGCTCGCGCCGTCACTCTGTCGCTGCGCGCCGTTCAGGGCGTGCATCTTCAGCAGACCATAATCACTCTCGTTCATGAAAGACTCTCCTGTCGGTTGTTGGGCCATTACTGTGCCCTCGTCACGGGAACCAATTGGAACGGCACGGTCTCACCGAGACCGGCCTTGAAACTCTGCTTCACTTTTCCATCCTCGCCGATCATCTGGAAGGTCATCGGCGGGAGTCGCTTCGCCACCTCGGCGGCGAGTCGGTCGTAATCCACAACGGCATCCTTGCCCGCCGGTCCCTGTGGTCCCCGTGGTCCCTGTGGTCCCTGGGGGCCGGGTTGCGCGGCGATCTTGTCGATCCGGCCGATCAGCGCGGTCAGGGATCCTTTCAGTTCGGCCACTTCCTTGCGGACCTCGTCGCAGTCGCCCTTCCCCGGGCAGATGCAACCGGGCGGGCAGGGCTGCTGTGGCGCGGACGGTGGAACGGCGATCTCGATCTGCGGGGGCGGCGGCGTGCCTTCGCCCAGGATCCAGTCGCACTTGGCCCCCTGCTGCTTGATCCACACGCGGATCTGCTGGCAGTTCACGCCGCGCGTCACCTTGGAACGGTTGTCGCCGATGACCTCTGCGATCACGCCCACAATCCGGGCGTCGGTCAGGATCGGCCCACCCGAGGTGCCATTCATCGTCGGCCCCTCGGCCACAAGCCAGTTGCCGTGGTAGCCGAGGATCTTGGTCCGATTCTCCTGGTAGGACATGCCGCTGGCGTAACCGATCAGGAGTGCCGGCGTGTTCGGCTTGGGCGGATCCTTGGCAAGGGGGATCGCCTGCAGTCCGGGGACGGCGTCGATGGAAAGCACCGAGAGGTCGAATAGAGCGTCGACGGCCAGGATCGTGGCCGGAACTTTGCGGCCATCGGTCAGGATCACGCTCGGCGCGTAGTCGCCCTTGAGGATGTGGGCGCACGATAGGATCCCCGCCTTGCCGTTGGCGATCCGCACAATCGTGCCCGTGCCCAGCGCCGACTCATTGTTGTAGGTTGACTGGATTTTGACGACCTGGGGTCGGGCTGAAGGGCTGGCGTTCGTGACCGGCGTTCCTTCGGGCGGGAGCGAGGGGCGTTCGTCGGCCGGGTCGCCGCAGCCTCCAGGCACGAAAGGGGGCGCAACACCGCCGCCCCAGTTCGGACACGATCCGCCCGGAGGGCAGCTGTAGCCTGGAGGACACGTCATCCCCGAGGGGCATCCGCCGGTCGGACACGATCCCGTGGGCCACGGGGGAACGCCGATACGGCCGAACCGGCCCCCGAGGAACTGACGCGGCTGGTAGACAGAGTTCCCCGCGCCGAAAGCGGCCACAGGGAACGCAATCAGGATCAGGCAGACGATCAGCTGTCGCATGGGCTACTCTTTTTCCTTCGATCTGGGCAACAGGCCCGACACTTCCAACGCCATGTGGTGGAAGAACGGGTCGTCGTCCATGTAGGTATGGGTGGCGGTGCGATTCCTCGCCGGGTGGATCAGCGTGTCGTCGCTGTCGGCCACAAGATCGTGGGCGCAGGGGCGGGAGCACGTCTGACGCGTCCAGTAAACCTCGCGCACGTTCGCCGGGACATGGATGCGAATTAGCGGATTGGCGACCATCGCCAGCCACCGGGTCAGCAGATGGCGGCTGTGGTACACCGGATCGGCCAGGATGGCGGCGTCCACGCTCAGTCCCCGGCGCTTTAGTTCGCGGGCCAGCTGGACGAACCCGTAGCCCGCGCCCCAGGAGTATGCGTAGATCACGATCCTGGGCGGCTTGCCGTTCTGGCTGGTCAACCAGATCAGTTCGGCCACCTTGCGCCAGTCGGAGTCCCACTCCCGCAGTTCGACGCACACGTCGGACTTTCGCAGCCGGCCCAGTCGTTGCCACAGCTTGTGCAGCCCCGTGGGCTCGCCCGTCTTCTGGCTGTACCCGGTGATGCAGATGTGCCACTCATGGACGACAACTGGAGTCACGGGAAAGCGGTAGTAGACCTTGACCATGATCGGCAGCCTGCCAGATAAATCGAGATCGCGCAAGAGCGTCTAGAAGGGGGCCAAGGCGTTTTGTTGCTTCTTCTGCGCGGCTTCTTTTCTCGCCTTGGCCCGCTTGGCCAACGTATCCATCAGGGCTTGTAGCTGGAGCGCCCTGGCCTGATCCTCGGGGGCCATCCCCGCTAGCGCATCCTTCGGGATATAGAGTCGCTCGAAGGCCTTCGCCCCGGAACCCTTCATCACCTGGCCCAGCGCCTCGCGGATGACCGCGTCGCGCGAGCCGGCCGACACGTCGGTGACCCGAAGGCCAGTCAACAGGTTGGCGGCGGCGGCCGGTCCCGGCAGCGGGATGTGGTCGCTCACGGTCTTCCGCCGGTCGGTGAGCGTCCTAGCCGTCGACAGCAGGCGGGTGAAGGGCGAATTCGCCGCTGCCAGTTCGACGATCTGCGGCAGCTTCACGGGATCCTTGCGATCCGACCCGGCCATGTTGGCGACGTTCGTCAGGAGTCGGCCGACCAGGGGATCCAGATCGTCGAGGGCTCGCCCGCCGCCCCCCGGTCCCTTCTGGAAGAAGGTCTCCTGGGTCGCGAGTTCCAAGGGGAACTTGAAGAGCGGGCTCAGTCGCGATGCGCCTTCCAGGAGGGCGTCGTTGGGATAGCCCACAAACGACAACGGGTCTTCGTGGGCCAGGCCGAACCCGGTCAGGTAGCGCGATTCGCCGTCGGGGCCAGGGGCCATGGGGACCGCGGCGGTGCCGGCGACGTAGTCGGGCAGCAAGGGATCCCGGCTCTTCGCTCGATCTGCGGCGCGGATCGTCTGGGCCACGGGACCGCCCGGCCGCTCCAGGATATCGCGGATAAACAGTTCGCCCATCTTGCGGGAGAAGGAATAGAACGGGATCGCGCGTCGGGCGACTTCGCGTTCGAAAGGGGCGAGGGCATTGTAGTCGAACTGCATCGCGTTGACCCGTTCGGCCGCAGCCGCCGGGGACCAACCCTTCCGCCGCAGGTAGAGATAGGGCGTCACGCGGTTTTGCCACTCGACCGCTTGATTGACCTTCCCCGCCGTCCGGATGTAGGTGTCCAAGGGGCGACCCATCTTGTCCAGGGTTGGGGTCGGCTTTCTTCCGGCCAGCTTCTGGACCTCGCGCTTGGCGGCTAGCTCCCTCGTCGCCTCCATGTAGGACTGGCCAATGTTGAGCGGGCTCTCGGGACGGATCCCCTGGCCGGCGGCGCGGAACAGGTCCACGTCCTCGGCCCCCGTGTTCTTGCCGACCACCTCGTAGATGTCGAGTTCCCGTAGGAGGTTCTGATCCCCATTGCCCCGCATCAGCTGGAACGCATCCTTGAACGCGCCGAAGTAGTCCTTGAGGTCCCTGGGCGAATTGACCAGCCCGGTGGTCATGTTCACGTACTGCCCGGAGCCCAGGTTGCGCGTCATGTAGGATGGCCACGGCACGGTGACCGCGTTTTTGAACATCCGGTTGAACTTGTCAATCGTCTCGCCCAGCGTCTTGCGCCACGTCGGGTTGACGGTCACCTCCCGCAGCCCGGCCGCCGCCTGAGCCACATCCAAGGGGACGGACATCTTGGCGAGTTCCTCGGCGCTCTTGCCGGTCAGGTTCGCCAAGTACTGCACGGCCCGCTCGCCCTGGAGTCCGACCTTGCGGTAGGCCGTGGTCAGGGCGAGCCCGCCCTCGGCCGCGTCGGAGAGGTGATTGGCGAAGAACCCGTGGATCGCGTCGAGGCTCTTGGAAACCTTCTGCGCGCCGGTCTGGTAGCGCAGGAAGTCCTCCAGGCTGCTGTGGGTGAACATCGCCCGGTTGCCCGAGACGTATTCCGTGGGATGCTCGGCCACCCACTCGGCCACCTTGCCGGCGTGGACCGCCTTGAGCATGGCGTTGAGCTGGTCCTCGGGCGCATTCTTCTTGACTGCATTCTCGAGGATCTCGTTCGCGCCTTCAAAACCCTGGCCCAACCACTGGCCGTACTTGGAGAAGATGTATTGCCCGGCCTTCGCGCCACGGGCGGCGGGGTCGCGGATCAACTCGTTGATCACGGCGGCCGGGATCGCGCGGATCGCACCCTCGCGGCCCTTCATTCCTTCATGTGCGGCCGGAAGAAAACGCGGGGAGCGGAAGACGGCATCGGCCCCCTTGTGGTCGACGTACCGAGGCATGTGGGCAAAGTCCTCGAAACCCGTGATCCAGTTGAGGATCCCGCCCTTGGCCTCGATGTCGCCGTGGATCGCCGCATCCGCATCTTGCATCGCCTTGGCAGTCTTCGCGATCTTCTCCGACAGTTCCTTGCTCGGGGCGGCCGGCGCGTTGGGCAGGAAGAACTTCATCGCCTTCTGGACATCGCCGTCCGTTTCGCCGGCCAGCCGCACGAGATCGTCCAGCACCTGGGTCGTCTTCTCGCGGGCGAAGAGCGCCGCCTCGGGACTCCCCTTGGCATGGGTCAAGGTGAGTTGGTTGTGGGGCAGCTTGACGACCGAGGTCGCCCCGGATTCCGGGTTGCGGAAGAAGACCTCGGCCGCGTCGGGCGCTAGCGCCTGGACGTAGCCGAAGTTGTCGCGGTCGGCGGCCTTGACCACATCGCCCACGCCGTAGTCGATCCCCTCGATCTTGGCGGCCGTCGCGGGACCGCCGCGGACGAAGTCGCCGTATTCGGGATCGAACGTGTGGTAGAGATCGAGGAAGTTGTCCTTGGCGGTTGCGTACGCGCCCCTGGCCTCCCACCGTGCGCGGCGCTGCTTGTTGAAGGCGTCCTGGGCCACCTCCTGGCCGAGGCGACTGTACTGGCCGTCGACCGAGGGATCGAACAACATCCGGGTGAAGCGGCCAGGTGCGGAGCGAGCGATGCCCGATCCCGCCGCATCGAGCGCGCCGGCCACCTTGCCGACCGCGCCGCCCAGCTGGTTCGGATCGGTGAAAAGCACCTTCTGCAAGCTCGGCACGCCGGGGACGCCGACGCTCAATAACCCGCCAAGGGGTTTGTCCTGGATCGCCTCGTAGGTGGTGCCCATCCCCTTGGCGGCGCTTTCGACGGCGGCCTTTCGCGTAGCCCTCTCCGCGTCGGATCCGACGTTGATCAGATCGTCGATCCGTTTGGTCATCAACCCCACGCGCTTCCCTACGCCTTTGCCGGTGACGCTGGAAAGATCATCGAGCACCCCCGCCGCCCTGGCCACCTTCCCCGGAAAGCCCAGCGCCTTGGTCAGGCCGCCGACGAAGAAGAACGGATCGGTGGCCATCTCCACGCCGAGCCCGCCGAGGAAGTTCCCCCAGGTATCCTCCTGCCCGGCAAGCCCCCACTGGCGTAACAGGTCCACGCCTCGGGTGCGTTCCTCGGGACGGAAGGTTCCCTTGAAGGGATTTTCCCCGGCAATCGTGTTGCGGACCCACGAAGCGGGCGTGTCGAGGATCGCGCCGAAGGTCGACAGCCCGCTGGCCGCCGACCGGCCGAGATCCTTGAGCAGGCTGTCTTCTTCCTCGGGCGTAAGCTGGACCTTGTTGGCGGCGGGCCGTCCATGGGCGGCATGCGCCACGCCTCCACCCAGGCCCAGCGGAGACAACGATAACGGATCAAGGGGCATGGACGACTCTCTCGCTTCGCGGCCCTTCGCGGATGACTAGTTTTGGAACCACCGTCCTCCCGGATGGGCAAGGTCCGCGCTGTGGCGTTTCGATCCGAACTGCAGGATCGAGTCTTGTTCCTCAGGGATGAGCATGCCCGAGGTGTACGCTCGCAGGTAGTTGGCCAGTTCGTCGTTCTTGCCGGCGGCGATCAGCGACTGGATCATCGCCTGATGATCGGGCCGAAGCTTCGTCATCGCGGACCCGGGATAGCCGGGAAGTCCCGAAGACGACGGCGGCGCGGGAGCGGCCCCCGGAGCGCCGGGATCCGCAGACGCAGTCGGCGTCGGTTGTCCCAGATTCAGCAGCGATCCGATCGCGCCCATCAGGTAGGGAACCCCGGCGGCGCTGAAGTTGGGCTGCGCGAGGGCGTTCCCCAGCACCGTCGCACCCACATAGCCGGGGTCGTACTTCTTGGCTTCCACGGCGGCGTTGATCCGCGCCTTCTCGACCTCGGCATTGGCGTTGGCCGTCGACTGGGCCTTCGCCGCCTCGGCGTTCAGGTAGGCCGGGCCAAACGCCATCGCGCTCTGGGAAGGATTCAACTGCCCTCCTCTGCCCAGAATCCCCTCAATCGACGCCTGGGCCGGCGAGATGCTTCGCCCCTGCGCCCGCGCCGTGACCAGGGCCTGCCGCGTGTCCATGGGGAGATACTTCACCTCGCGCGCGGCCTGACGCGCCCGGATCCCCTCCTTGACCTCGGGGTCCAGCTTGTCCCAGGTCTGCTCCCGCCATTCATCCGGGGTGTATCCGCCGCCGCGCCACGCGCCAGGAGACAGTTCCCGGTATGCGGCCGTGTCCCCACGGCGGGCGGCGTCCCTGGCCGCAAGGGCGCGACGCAGGTATTCGGCCCGATCCGCCGGGTAGTCGTCGGTGAGCTTGAAAAGCTTGGCCTGCTGCGGCAGCGGGTTGCCGTTTTCATCGAAACGCGAGGCCCGAATCGTCGTCCGCTCGACCTCGTCCTGGGCCGTTCTGGCCCGCTCGATGGCGGCACGCTGCATCGCCCCGGCGTCGGAGGGCAGCACGGTAAGCTGCGGTTGGGCCGGATTCGTCGGCGGCGTGGGATTGACCCCAACGCTCGAAAACCCCGCGTACCCCGTCTGCCGCAGGTCGAGGTTGTGGCGACCGGGGATCGTCGCATCGCCCGGTCCCAGTCGCGCTACGTCGGGATTCTGGATCGCCTCCCACGCCTGATTGGAATCGTCGCTTCTCGGACTGCCGTTCCGGGCGGCGTCGAGGAATGTGGCGATGGGGTCGCTGCCGGCGATGGCCCGCTGGGTGAGCGTCCTCCGGTTGGCGGGAGCGTTGAGCCCGTACGGCGTGTCTGCGTGGGCGACGGCCGCCGCGAGGTCCGCCTGCGCCCGCTGTGTTGCTGCCGGGGCCGTGGCAGCGGAGGGGCTGGCGGTCGGGCTCAGAGCGGGCAACTGGGGCAGCGGCAGAGGTTCGGTTTTGACCACAGGTCCACGCGTCTTCTCCTGGGGCGGCGCGACGATCGGCGGCGGCATGCGACCGGCGGCAACGTCCACGCGGTTGCGGCCGACTTCGAGCTTGTTGTCCCACCACTGGCGGTTGAACAGGTTGCCGGGGTTCATCTCCGGGTTCTTGGGGACGAGCGCCTCGGCCACGTCCTGGGTGAACTGCCGCCGCGCGGCCGTGTTCTCCGGGGTGCCGCCGACGTACTGCCGGGGGATCGGCACGGCGGTCGCTTGGTTCCAGGCGTCGACGGCCGACCCCAGCGACCCGAAGGTGCTTTTGATGGCGTCCCAGGCGCTCGACCCGGCGGTGCCCCACTTCGCCCCCAGCGTCGGTTCCTCCTTCTTCCTCAGAACATTGAGCCGCATCGGCCCGACCGCAGGACTGTCTCCGTACGCCATCGTCGATCTCCTTCGTCGCCTAGTAGGCAGCGGCATCTTCGCCGCGATCCTTCTGGGTGAATGGTTTGGATTGATCTCGTTCCGCCATGCGGCACGCCCTCGTCACGGCGAGCTTCGCCGCCGTCGCGGCCCCCGGCCACGCGGCGATCTTCCAGCCGCGTTGTCTTGCCTGCTTCAGGATGTGGTCGACGATCTCGTCGATGTGTTCCCTGGAGCCGGCCGGTCCCCAGTCGTTCATCTTCCTGATCCACGAGTCGCACCCACAGCCCTGGCGAATCTCCTCACGCGTCCAGCGGCGGATCATCTGGTGGAGATAATCGCCCGGTCCTTTGACGCGCGGCGCGGGTGCAGGGCGCGTGGCCCGCCTCTCCTTTTCCGCCGCCTTGCGAGCCGCCGTGATTTGGGCGAGTTCCTTCTCGGGATCCTTGGGGCATGCGCACCGAAACGGCCAGTTGTCGACGACAAACGTCCAGCCGAACTTGGGACAGTAGAGCGTATCGCCGCGAAGAACGGCGCAGGTCGGGTAATCGATTCCCGGTCGACGGTCAGGCATCTTATCTTGGGACCGCTTTCAAGGTGATTGTTCCGCTCCACGAGGGGTCGTACCCGCAGGTGGGATCGAAATGGCAACTGATCGACCCCATCGAACAGAGATCCCAGTCCTCGGGAATCGGATCGGAGACATAGGTCGGGGCGGACCACCACCAATAGGAGTTCGCGTAGAGGGTCAGCCACGCGACCATCCGGTAACTCTTGCTTTCGTTGTCGTCGTCGCCTCTTCCCCCGAATCCTTGCAGACGGCAACTGACGGCCCACCAGCCTCCGGAATGCTCTCGGATCGCCCCGCTATTGCACCAAACGGACTTGTAGAAGTAAGGATCGTTCACTTCATAGCGGTCGGAACCGAAATAGACCCCCGACGAGGGATTGGAATGATCCGGGCAGAATGTCGTCCCGTTGAGGTGCGTGAGGTTGTATCGATCTTCCGCGTGGTAGATGTAGTCGGCATCCGGTGGATCGGGGCATTTGTAGTTAATCGCGGTCTGGAACCCTTGCAGGGAGGCCGTAAAACCGGCGATGCCCGCGACGTTGCACGGGCAGAACCGGGCCAAGGTGCCCACCAGCTCGGGACAGTCATCCGCGCAGGCCAACTCGCCATCCCCAAGCGGAAAGAACTGGACGGTCGTCGGATGCCTGCACTTCACGGCCTCGGGGAATATGAGGTTCTTCCCCGAGGGCCACCAGAACTTCTCGGAATCCGGGTCCACACTCACCAGCGTCAATGGCAGGTAGAGGTCCTCTTCCGTCGGCTGGCTTGTCCCAAGGTCTCTCTCGAAGCGGATCTCCCCCCACGCGATGTCCCAGACGATCTTGTAATGCGTCGTGCCGTCCACGTCGGAGGTCGCGATGAACAGCCGGCTGACTTCATAGAACTGCCCTGGGCCGCCCCCGCACGGCCGTTCGTACCAAGTACAGGTGTAGCCGCTTCCCCAAAACCGCCGGATGTATTGGTCGTTCGGGCACGCGCACCATTTCGCGTCGTGCGCCGCCTTCGGTGCCCCCGGTTCCACATACACGCCCAGGCACCGGGGCACGTTCTGGCCGGCCAAGAGCGAACAGGGATTCCTGGGGATGCAGTCGGGACAGTTCGGATCGTCTTCCGACTTGTGCCGGTAGAGTTCGAACCGAACCAGTCGGACCTCGCCCCCGGAGACCTCGGCGCTTACCGTGACCTGGGAGGTGGTCGGCTCAGCGATGTCCCAGGAGACGACCCCGGACACGATCACCTTGCCACCGCTGAAGCAGATTCCGTAGCGCTCTGTGTCGCTGCCGTAGCCGCCCATGTTGTGTTCGCGGACGAGCGTGCCGCCGTCGTAGATCCGAACCAGTCGGAGCGGCCAAGTGCCCCACGCGGTCGCCGAGAATTCCACGGTGACGTTCCCCACGACGAACTTCAGGACCGCCGACAGCGAGGTCGCGCCGAACTCCGCGACGAGATAGAAGTCGGCTTCGTCGTCCGGGTGTTTTTGGAGGCAAGTGATCGAGCCGCCAGTCGTCGTATGAATCCCCAGGCCGTCGGTCTCCTCCGGGTCGCCCATCTCCCAGCCGCCGTGATCCTCGGACCATCCTTCAAAGCTCTGTTGTTCAAACCGGTCCTTGAAGTACCGGCAGCTGGTGGCGCAGCACAGGCAGTTTCTCCGATGGGTCATTAGAGATTCGCCGCGTAGCAGAAGAGGTCGGTGATTTCATAGCGGATCTCCCCGTCCGGTCCCATGCGGACGCGAGCCTCGCCGCCGGTGTCTTTGGGAACGTCGGGCCAGGAACGACGGGTATCCCACACGGTGATCTCCTCGGTGACTTCCGGGTCGGGGATGTATTCCCCTGTGTCCTCTTGCCAGATGAGCTTCCGCGCTTTGGCGTAGCCAAGGGTGTGCTGGAAGTGCTCGGTCAGCTTGAACGCCACCGGCTCGGCGGCGGTCGACGGCGGGACGGCGGGACGCGAGTAAACCCCCGTGCAATCCGCGAACGCGCTGCCCCCGCCGATCTCTCGCTGCAAGAGTTCGACCACGAGGTTCCACTGCGCGGCCTCCAGCTGTTGGCCGGAGGTGTACGTTTTCAGGAAGTCGCTTATGATGGCACCAAGGACATGAAGTTCGCGAGGGGATGCTGCCGGTATGGCTGAGTCGATCCCTTGGGGTAGATCGGGGAGAACCCCGGCGGATCATTCCGCCAAAACGAGTTCCATCCCACCGACTTGTAGGCGAAGTGGTAGGTGATCTGCCAGTCGTTCAGCTTGCCCAATTGAATCGTGCGCACGGCCGACGCCGCCGGGAACAAGAGGGTCTCGGCCGCAAAGACAAACCCCAGCGAGTAGGATGCCATCGGACCACCATTGACGCAGTTCACCAAGCCCAGGATCCCCCCGGGGACGGCCGAGGCGTGATGGAAGGTGATCGTGTAGGTGAAGCTGCGGTAGAAAAACGGCGGTGCCTCGCCCTCGGCAAGCGGTTGCTTGTGGCCGGAATCCCAGTACAGGTTTTTGGCGCTGGTCTGCAGATACTCGGCGGTCGGCGTGATTTGCTCGGTGACGTACTTCCCGTCGCTCGTGCGATAGGGCTTGTTGGAGGCGTTCGTGTACTTGATCGTGACGATGGCCTTCTCGTAGCTCGACATCCCGTCCCCGCCGCCGGCCTGCCCGCCGAACGGCTCGGCCGACGCCGCATAGGCATAGGCCTTCGTGCCGGGGTTGTGGGGATAGACCTCGCCGCCGTCCGCGCCGGCCGCTTCGATGATCGCGTTCCGGTCGCCCCAGGCGCAGATCAGCTTCCGCGTGGCGCTAAATTCGTTGGGCAGCCACTCCTCGACGGGCGAGCCGTCCAATTCGTCGTAGTTCCCCATTACTTTAGTCCGTTCGTCTGTCGGGACATCGTCGCGTTCAGGGTGTCCAGCTTCTGCGCGATGACTTCGCTGCTGCTTGCCGTCGCTTCCAGGGACCGCTGCACGCTGGTCAGAATCTCGATGACCCGGTCCAGCTTCTGGCCGCTCTCGTCCTTGGCCTCGGATCCGGCCTGCTTTTCCGGGGAACCGCCTTGCTCCGGCTCGGCTCGCAGGCGACGGCGAGGCTCGGTTTCGTCGACCTGGCCGCCGTCCTTGTCCTCACGCGAACCATGCTCGCGCGAGCCTCGACGACGGCTCGGCCGGTCGATCTCGGCGGCGGGCGGTTCTTCGGCATTGGCCCCTTCGCCATCACCGGACGATTCGTTCTCGGCCTGTGGCTGGGTGCGAGGTTCTGCCTGCGGCCGACGTCCCTGCCCTCCGGGATTCCCCCGGCTCGCCGGTCGGGATGTCGTCGGTGGCATACCGCCGTACGTAAGTGGCGTGGAAGGTAGGGCGGGGTCGTGATCGGGAAGCGGAGGGCCATATCCCACAGCGTCCGCATGCCCCTGGTCCTCGGCCTGTGGCGAAGCATCCTGCGGCGTCACCTCTTGCGAGGGAACGTCGTCGGGGATTGACGCCTGTGCGGCCGGCGTGGAAGCCTCGGCGGCCGGCTGCTCGTCTCGCTTCGCTGTCTGCCGCCGCGCGTTCATGTCCGCGGCGTAGGCCTGCCGTTTCTCCTCAGGGGTCGCCGTGCTTTTGGCGAGCCTCATTTTGCGAAGGCGGGCGCGAAACGAGGCTCGCTCTCTGCGGCGGGTATCCTGGCTCGCCTCGCTCTTTTGCGGGCGCGATCCCCGCCCACGCGAAAGCTCTCGCATAATCCGCCGGGCCGTTCGTCGCACCGAACCGACAATCCCGTCCAAGAGTCCCATCGACGCCTCTAGGCCGCAGGCCACTTCACGCCACTGGGGGCCGAGATCGATCCGGTCCCGTTTTGGAATCCGTTGAACTTCGCGACGACCAGGCCGCCGACCGGCTCGGGGCTTTCGTGGTCCGCGCCGTATTCCTGCGGCCCCTCGACCTTGCACCACTTGAGTTCCCACGACTCGGTCGTCGAAACGTAGAGGTTGACGATCACGTCGTCGTTGGGCTTGGGGAGCGAGGCGGGCGCGTCGGAATACAGGGTCACCTGGGCCGTCGCGTCGATTGGTCCCTTGACCCGCTTGACCCAGCCATCGGTCGACGAGGAAGCGTATGGCTTGTTCTTGGCCTCGACGAGGAGTCGCCAAGCGCGGACGTCGGCCAAGGCACCGCCGAAGCTCGCCCCCAGCCCCACGGACGAAGGCGGGGCGGGGGTTGTCGAGTCGGTGGCCACCGCGCCTCCCAAGGTCAGTTCGCCGTTGGAGGAAAAGAAGACCGCGTATTCGAGGGGCGTCCCCTGCTCGGTCGGGCAGTCGACCTGGATCCGGTCGCAGATCGCCGTCCCGGTCACGCCCTTGGAGCCGTCGATGCTGCCGGTGAAGGTGAACTCCTCGCCGGGGAACACGGGCGGCGTATGGCCGTAGCCGAGAAAGAACCCTCGCCAGTCCTTGTTGCCCTTCACGCGCCCGGTCGCGTTTTTCGTATTGCTCGCGACGTAGGGGGGAATCGTCCCCTGGTAGAAAATGCGAAACCGGCGCACGGTATTTGCATTCCCGACGGCCATCTTGTAGCCGCTGATCACGCCCATCCCTGGATGCTCCTTATGGCGTCAACGCCAAATCGCTCGTTCGAAACCACATGCGGATCTCGCCCGCCCACACGGCACGCCACGCCTTGATCCCCCGGTTCCCCTTACGGTTGGAATTGGCCGCTTCCGCCGCCACGGGGCGGCAGACCTCGACGAACGGCTGGCCCTGCCACGCCAACGCCTGGAGGTGCGTCTGCCAATCGACCAGCGCGCGGAGGATCGCCCATTCAATGTCGAGGTCCGTTAAGAGCCGGTCGTCGCCGCTGTGGATCTGGATTTCCCAGCGGGCGACCACCGAGGACCGGTCGCTGGTTCGCTGAAGATGCGGCTCAAGGCCGACGTGCAGAACGCGAACCTCGGGGGTGCTGCCGGTGCTGATCTGGGGAGTGTCCGCCGGGAGCGTGTCGCCGTTGAACTTGATGCGGTTCTCGGGCGGGACGAAGGAGCAGAAATCGGAAGAAGCCTCGAGCATCGCCCACAGGGCATTGTGGATCTGCCGAAGCGGGTTATCGTTCGCCATCGTTCTCCGGGGGCTTAGCTTGTCGGGTAATCTTCGTCGATCCACACGGAACCAAAGACGCCGCTACCGATCATCCCCCCCGAGGTGCCCGACGTGGCGGTCAAAACGACGGTGAGGATGTCGTCCCTGACCAGCTGGGAGTCCGCGAGCGCGCCGGCAACCTCTTCGCCGCTGGTCTGCGCACTGGTCAGCCTGATCGGGTTTTGGAGGATCGTCGTGCCGTTCTTCTTCACGTCGACCGTAATCGTGGCGTCTTCGGTGGACGGGTCGAGGGCACCAAACCGGACGTACTTCACCAGCCCCGAAGCGCCGCGAACGGAGTGGATCCACTGCGTGTCGGGGCCGCCGCTCGATCGATGGAAGTACTTCGCCACATGGAACTGGTTCACGTCCCGCGACCGAAGCAGTGGGGCGGAACTCTTGCTCGCCAACCCATAGACGTAGGCCGTTCCGTTGATCAGGATATCGCCGTCAATCCGGTCCATCGTTTCTCCTCTAGTACATGGCGTCGATGCGTCGCACGCCGGTCAGGATCTCTTTGATCGCCGTCATCGCGCCGGTCCGCTGCTGCATGAGCGAGTGGCCCGGTTGCCCGTCCTCGCCGTAGTTCCGCACGCCCAGCGCCTCGTAGAGGATCACCCCGGCGAGCGTGGCGGCGATGTCGCGGATCCCGGCCGGAACGGCCCCCGTCGCCGTCGCCAGGGGCAGCTTGTAGTAGCTCCCGCGGAAGTAGTCGTCGATCTCGGCGCAGGCGGCGGCAATCGCTCGCTCGATGCGGCCGCCCACGTCGGATCCGTCCCCGCCGAGCGAGGCCCACTTCGCAAGATTGGCCGCGCCGTAGGTGTCCTCCACGTCGGTGCGCGTGCAGTAGTTCGCCATCCCCAAAGTCTCCTAGAATCGCACTTCGCCTTGCGGCAGCGTCACGATGGGGTACGGTGCGTCGCTGGCCGGATCGTAGGCCACGGGGTTGTCGGCGGCCATCGCCTCCAATAGCGCGCGGTCGGCCAGCTCGCGGATCGCGCCGAGGCTCTTTAGGTTGCGGCCGATGGCGACGTGCATCTCGGCCAGCCGCAGGAAAGCGGTGTGGGCGACGCGGCCCAGATCGATTATGTCGGTGATCGCGTAGCCGACGCCGCTGCGGGTTGCGGCCGCGCCGGCGTCGAGGGTCAGCTGGGTCGCGCTCTCGACGCTCGCCACCGACCGCTCTTCCGCGAAGGGATGCTCGCCGAAGCGGCCGGTCGGCCGATCCGCGTCGGTGCCGATCCGCAGGATCGATCCGACCATCTCGGATGAAAACTGGGTGCCGGTCCCGAGGACGACATCCGAACCGGCGGTCAGCGTGATCGTTCCGGTGTATTCGGCCGCGTCGTGTCCGCTGTAGCGGAGTTCGCGAGGCCGGCGCACATAGACGTAGTCGAGCGTCTCGTCGGCCACGGCGGCGGGGTAGACGAACAGGGCCTGTCGCCCGTAGACATCGGGCACCTCGGCCACCGAGTAGAACTGGATCGCGCCGCTGTCGGTGTGGTAGCGGTCCTGGGCCAGCATCTCGGTCATCGTCACCGGCACGCCGAGTTGCCAGGAGGACTCGGCCATGGGGCCGGTGAACGAGAGGAAGTCGCTCGGGAGCCGGTAGTAGCGGGGCCACAGGACGCAGCCGCCCGAGGGGATGTCCCGGCCCGGGTTCATCGTGGTGTTGAGGGTCAGGACCGTGTCGGAGATCCTCTCCTCCACGTCGCAGATCACGTCCCCGATCCGCACCGAGGCGTCCTCGGCCCACGCCGGCCAGGACTTGCCCGGGGCGGCCAGCGTGAGCATCCGTTCATAGGTTCCGCCCGTGTGATCGTACGCGACCTGAGCGAACTCCTGGCGGGCTCGCAGGAAGACTCGGCCGTTGCGCGTCAGAAAGGTCCAGCGGTGGGCCTGGCAGATGTCCTGGTAGGCGGCCTCGATGGCCCGGCGGATCGTCAGCTGGGTCGCCTGGGCCCCCTGCCCGACCGTGAAGTCGACCAACAGATCAATCGCGTCGGCGTAAGTCAGCAAGGCTGCGCCCATCGCCACTCCTAGCGTCGTACCCCATCGATCTCCTGCCTGCCGGCCCGAACCACACCAAAGTCGCCTTCCCGGCCACGGCGCACGAAACGCTCGGTCCTTGCCGCGCGGCCGATCCCATCGACGGGCGGCGTGACCCGGTTGGCGGCCAGATCGAACGGTACCGTGATCCACATGGCCCGATCCAGGCGATCCAGCTTCCCGTCTGGTGCAAAAAAGAGTCGCATTAGGCGGCGGGCCCCTGCGTCTGCGTGGTGCCGTCGTCGACGACGGCCTGGGTCGTGATCACCGTCGCACCGTCGTCGGCGTAGGTGCGGATCCGCGAGGCGTCCATCGTCGTCTTGCGGAAGAACCGCCGCCACAGCTGGACGACCATCTCGCGGAAGTTGCCCGCCACTCCGCTTGGCGTCGTCGTGGGAATCGCGTCCAAGCCGGTCGGCGCGAGGGAGAAGCCGGTCTTGTCGGCCACCTGGACCGCGTCGGTGGCCGGGTTGAAGTAGTCGGCTGCCGGAAGTGTACGGGCGTTGAACTCGGCCGTCGTCGGCACGTCGGCCAGGACCACATCGAGCCGGCCACCGGACGCCCAGTCGGTTTGAAGCTCGGCGGTGTCTGCCGCAATCGCATTCAAAGAGGCGTCGACACTCCCCGTCGCCGCCGCGCCACCCGAAGGCGCCAGGAGCATCGCGTCCCGCACCTGTTGCGCCGTCAGCCCCGAGGCCGGCGATTGCTCCAGCGCGCGGCGGCTGAATCGCCACAGGCCGCCGTCGAGTTCCAGCGCGGTATTGAGCTTATTGGTCGTGGCCTGGATCCCCGCGACCTCCGTATCAACATAGGAGATAATCGCCTGCTGCCCAACACCAGTTGCGTATTCCGCCGCGGGCAAGCTGCGCGCCACCATCTCCGCGCTGGTGGGGGGATCGTACGCGGCGATGGCATCGGCGCACGCCGTCTGGACCTGGGCGGCGCTCAGGTTGTTGAGCCCGGCCAGCCAGCCGCTGTGGACACCCTTCTGCTCGTCGAGGACGGCGGCGGCGATCGTCGCGGCGGAAGGTGGATTCGTGTAGCCCGCTGCGGCAAGGCGACTGGTGACCGCCGCATCCAGGTTTCTTCCCAGGATCGCCCCTGCCGTCCCGGCTGCATAGGTGCCGGGGAGCACGGTCGCCCACGGGTCGCCCGAAGAGCCCGCAGCGGCAAGCGCCGATCCGGCCGATCCGGCCTGGGCGTGGCCGGCGAGCGTCTCGTCCCAGATCGCGTCGATCGTCGCCGCAGTCAGGGACATCGCCGCGCCGGCCTGGGCCGCCGTCTTCGCCGCGTCGTAGGCGGCGGTGAGGGCGAACCCCGTCTTGTCGCCGACGGCCCCGGCGGTCACGTAGCCGCTTGGATCAAGGTAGATCGCGCTGCCGGTGGTCGTCAGATTCGCGGCGCTGGTGAGGCTGCGGGACGGGTGCGCCCAGACCTCGGCCGCCGTGAGCCCGCTTTCGCCGCCGGCCCCCGATACCTTCGCGTCGAGCAGATCCCCGAAGGTGCCCGAGATCGCGTGGCTGGCCTTGTCCTCGTCCCAGATCGCGCCGATGGCCATCGCGGTCAGGCCCATCGGATCGCCCGGCTGCGCCGCCGTCTTGGCCGGATCATAGGCGGCGGTCAACGAGAACCCAGTCTTCTCGACCACAGACCCTGCCACCACTCGCGAGTTGGCGTCGAGCGCCACGGCGCTACCCGTGCTGGTGACATTGGTCGCCGCCGTGAGCGTCCGGTCGGCATGCGCCCACACGGCCGCCGCCGTCAGTGGAGTGCCGGCCGCCGTGGAGACTTGCGCGTCGAGGTACTGGCCAAAGGTCTCTGCCGTGGTATGGCCCGCCCGCGGCTCGTCCCAGATCGCGTCCACGCCGGCCGCCGACACGTTCACCGCGAAGTTGAAACCTGTTAGGGTCCGGTTGGCATAGCCCCACACCGAACTGACTGCGTTGGCGCTCAGGTCGGCGGTGACGTTGCCCGAGAGCGTTCGATGGGAATAGGTCCACACGTCGGCGGCGGTCAGCCCGCCCGATCCGCCGCTGGTCGTGGTCACGTACCCGGAACTGTCGAGGGCGATCGTTCCGCCGGTGCTGGTCACGTTGGCGGCGCTGGTGAGCGTACGGCTCGCATGCGCCCACACGTCCGCAGCGGTCAAGCCGCCCGATCCGCCCGCCGCCGATACCTGGGCGTCGAGATAGTAGCCGTACGTCCCAACCGTCGTGTGTCCCGATTTCGCCTCATCCCAGATCGCATCGACGCCCGCTGCGGAAAGGGCGAACCCCGCCTTGTCGGTCAGGGCTCGCGTCGTCTGCGACCACACGTTGCCGGGGACCGCCGAAACCTCGGTCGAGGTCGCGGCAGTTCCCGAGGAAGGAAGCGCGGTCAGGCCGAGGCGAACCGCGTCGTACGGATCCCACGGGACGATCTCGTAGCGGTCGTCCACCGGATCCGCCCCCGTCGCCGTGGCGTGGATCACCAGATCGCCCAGCGTGTCCCGGTCGGTGGCGTTTGCGGCGATCTTGTACCAGCCGTTACCCACCTCGGTCACCGCGCCGGCCGCCGCCGCAAACGCGCCGCCGTCCTTGGAGAGGGCCACGCTCGGGGTCAGTCCCGTCTTCCCGCTGATGTGGTCGGCGGCATCGATCATCAGAAACGAGATCGGGTGATCGGTACTACTAATCTTCCGCTGCTTCACGCTCCACCTCTAGATTGCCATCGCGGTCCGAGTACCCGACCGCCGAAAGAGGGTTCGCCGGAAAAGGGACGCCGCCCGTCCTGGCGATTCGATCTCGCCCCAGGTCAACTCGTGGTCGGCGCTCTGGAGGTTCCAGTACTCGAACTTGATCCAGGCGGCCGAACGGGCGACCTTGGAAACCCTCGCCTCATCCAAAATCGCCCCCACGTAGGCGTTCCAGGCTGGGCCAGCGCCGGCGCATACGTAACCGTTCGGACTGTTCAGGTAGCTTTGTTGGGTGGCCTTTCGTGCTCCGTCCACGTACAGCGCCATGAGCCCGCTGCTGTCAATCGTGCCCACAAACTGATGCCAATTGCCGTCCGTGCTGGTCGCATTGGTGTCCATGTCGTAGCCCGGTCCACCCCAGCCCCACCAGCCGAAGACGTTGCCGTTCTCTCCGCTCGCCGCCTTGAGCCAGGACTGCCCGCCTTGATAGCCGCTTCCCCAGCCGAGCAAGGTGGCCGCGTTGGAAACACTCGACACCTTGCACCAGATCCCCAGCGTTCGCTGCTCGCCACCGGTAATCCCGATCGGCTGCGAGGACTGAACGTAGCTACTGGAGCCGTTGGTCTCTTGCCCCTTGCCAATCTTGGCGTTAACCTCGCCAGGGGAGTTGATTTTCGTTCCGTAATTGGCGTTGGACGTGGAGTCGAGGACTTGGCTGGAGTTGCTGGGATTGTTGTCCATGTGCCAGACCAGCTTGTAGTTCGCGTCCCAGACGGCGGTTTTGTTCTGCCCCTCCGACGCGCTCGCGTTGCCGTAGTAGAGGTAGATCTCGGTCCCGCTGGTCGCGACGTTCGTCTTGACCCAGAAGCCTCCCGTGGCCTGCCCGTCGGCAACGGAAAACGACTCGCGTTCGTAGGGAAGAAGGGCCAAACCATCGGCGGCAGTGAAGCGAAGGTCGTGCCCATCCGACCTCGCGTGCGCGCCGAGATGGGCGTCGTTCGTAAAACTGACGTAGAGCGGGAAGTTGCTCAGGCCGGAATCGAGCTTGTCGGCCTGGACCGTGATCTTGCGGCGATACGACCAGCCGTCGAGGAAGCCGACCTGACCCGCGTCGGGGCTGGCTTCCTCGGCCGACCACGTCAGTTCGTGATCGGCCTGATGGATGTTGTGGTACTCAAAGGCGATCCACGCGGCGGAACGACAGACGCTGGAGACCCGGACTTCGTCAAGAACGCCATGCGCATAGGTGCCGTTGGACGACCACCCGCACATCGACACGGGCTCCCGCCCTGAATAGACATAACCATCCAAGGACGACAGCGGACCGGCGGCCGCAGCCGCCTGAACTCCGTCGACATACAGCCGCACGGTCGATCCATCATAGGTCGCGCAAACGTAGTGCCATGCGTTGTCCGTACTCGTGACGCTTGAGGGAACGTCCAGGCCGTAGGCCCAAAAGGCGAATTCGCCGGCGTTTCCGACGCTGGGAGTCAGGTAACTGACGCCTCGATCGCTGCAAGAGTCGCCCCACCCAACAAGGCAACCGGGATCGGTCCAGCTGCCGATCTTGCCCCATGCCGAGAGGGTTCTGGGGGCGTTGCCGGCAATCCCGATGGCGTTTGCCGACTGGACCCAGCCGTGGTTCGGGCTATTCTGCGCCTTGGCGACGATCCCGTCCGTTTCACTGGGATAAGAGGACGCCTCCCCGTACTCTCCCTGCTTGGTTCCGTGGTTGTGGTTGATCGTCGAGTCGGGGATTTGGTTGGCGTTGGACGGATCGTTCCCCATGTGCCAGACCAACTTGTAGTACGGATCCCACACGCTGACCGCTTGACTGCCATCTTCCGCGCCGTACTTGCCGTAGAAGATGTAGAGGTGGGTCCCCGACTTTAGTAGATCGGTGACAACCCAGAACGTCCCGTTGGCCACCCCCTCGGAAACCGCAAAACTCTCGCGCTCGAAACGGATCGGCCTGAGGCCGGTCACATCCGCAAAGCAGATGTCGTTGCCGTCGACCGCATGCGCGCCGATGTCGGCGTCGGAGAACTGCACCAGGAGGGGAAAGAGCGAAAGGTTGTCGCTGAGATTGTCTTGCTGAAGATCGATCCGCTTGCGATAGCGATACCCCGGCAACCATCCGGCCACGCCGGTCATGATCGTGACCGTGGATAGGGCCGGTTCGCATCCCTGCCCCCAAACCTCCAGGGTGTAGACCGTGTTTGTGGACGGCGACACCGTTCTCGTGCCGGTGCGCGGCCAATCATGCAGGAAGATGAGTTCGCCGTTCAGCGTCGCGCGAGTGGCCCCCGCTCCAATGCTCCATGAAAGAACGGCCGATTCGCCGGGAAGGATCGTGGTGCGATCCGCGCCCAGGGTGCTCGCGTCCATCCCCGGCACGCCAATACCGATCTGGCTGGAGGTGATCGTCCCGTTGGGGTTGGAGACGGTCAGAACGGCATACTTGACGGGACCCGGCCCGGTCGGTTGCCCGAACTCATTAAGGGGTTCCGCAGGGATGTCGGAGATGACCGCCCACTGGGTGCAACTCCGCTTCTGCGGATCGCCCTCGGGCGAATTGATCGTCCCCCCGCCAATCGGCTGGTCATTGAAGTCGTACAGTTGGAACGACCACGCCGTGGGAAGATTGCCGACTTCGACGCTCAGCCGGAACGTCCGTTGCGGCGGCGCGCTGCAGTTGGTGTACTGGCATTCCGAGCCAAGGATGACCGGCAACGTCGTCCGGTCGATATGGAACGTCCACTGGTGGGTTTCGTTGCCCTGCCCGACATCGCCCCAGTTGTCCCAATAGAGGGTCGCCGTGTCGGCATCGGACGGCGCGGCGACGTAGACGGTGCGCCCCATGGGATATGCCCCATGGAACTGACTGGTCATGCCGCCGGGAGGACTGTTCCAGTTTACGCCGTAATAAAACCCTCCATCGAGTTCGTAGTTCGTCTTCCCGACGATGATGTCGATGCCGACAAGCTGCCCCGGAAAGAGGCCACAGCCAGCGGGCTTGGGGTACGGACTACCGAGCTGGATTTCACAAAGCGCCATCCGCTACTCCCGCTTCCCGCCTCGCAACTCGCGCAACTCGGTCATGATCTCTTCCAGCTTCGCCAACACCCTCGCCTTGAACTCGGCCTGGCCGGCGCGGTCCGCCTTCAGTTCGGCCGCCGCCTCGCTCGCCATCCGCTGGGCCTCGGAGGCCTCCCCCAGCGCGTAGCCGATAGCGCCCAAAAAACCCAGGAGGACGGTCGTCAGGAGGGTGATCGTCCAGCGGATTCCCGAGTGTCTCGCCCGGCACTGGTCCTGGTTGACGTGGTAGGTGTCGCCTCTGGCTGCCGCCACTGCCGCACCCCCGATCTACGTCTTGTAGGCGTGCCTGTCGATGATCTGCTCGCGCAACTCGTTCTTCTTGCTGGCCAGTCCCGGGTCTTTTCGGATCGCCTCGCGCATCAGGCGTCCGATCGTGCGTTCGGCCAGTCTCACCCGAGGACGAGGGCGGCCTTCCGGGGCCTTGTAGTTGACCATCCCCTCGCAGGACACGCCCCGCTCCTCGCACAGCTTGCGGACGTAGGACCGGCCGCCGCAGGCCGGGACGAACGCCTTCGGATCGCCGGGACGGTTGGCCAAGGAGGGGCAGTAGAAGTCGGTGTAGCTGGGCGTGTAACCCTGGCGTTTCGCCGCGGTGACCACGCGATGCAACTCACGGTCATTGCCGCCGAACTGGTCCCGAAGCGTGCCGACGTTGGCGAAGAACGTGTTGTCGGTCTGGACCGCCGGGGCGCTGATCTTCCGCCGAATCGTGCCGCGTTGGCCGCAAGTCCCGCAGTCGGCCGGAAGCTTCGTCGCCGTCATCTCGGCGATTGTCTGGAACCGTTCTTCGAGGTGGCCGCACGCGTCGCAAACGTAGTCGTAAAGGGGCATCTATTGGCTCTTGATTCGCTTCATTCGAGATTGCGCTTGTTGGAGACGGATCTTCTGCTTGTGCTCTTCCGCGCGGTGCCGCAGCTTCTGCCGGTGCTCCTGCTCACGCTGCCGGACCTCGGCCGCGCCCTCGGCCTGCCGCGTCTGCGCCTCGGCCCGCTTGGCCTGGAGTTCCATCTGCTTGGCCTGCATTTCGACCTCGGCCGGATTCGGCGATCCCGGCGGGGGCGGCGGCGGTGCCCAGTCGCCCATCTCCAGGCCCGACGCCTCCTGCTCGATACTCTCAAACATCTTGGCGTTCAGGGCGTTGAGCGGACCGGCGTCCCCGGTCAACTGGGCGTAGGCGGTGAACTGCTGCGACAGCGGCTGGTAGATCTGCCCCATGTTCGCGGCATCCCGGTCGCGGTTCGGCTTGCGCGCCGTGCCGTTTTCGACCGTCGCGTCCATCTCGCGGATGATCCGCTCGGGATCGGCCTGGACCACGAGCTTGTCCCAGAGAAGCGCGCCGAGCGTGCCCATGAGCGGCCGCACATGCTCGCCCGACACGCCGGCCCAGTAGGCGCAGAGCTTTTCCATCCGGGCCGCCTCGCGCATCCACCCGTCGATCTTTTTACTCATGTGGTCCGGTCGGACGCTGAGCTTCTCGGTCTTCGCCTTCACGTCGGTCGCACTGCGGCTGGCCGCGCCGCCGGGGTTCATGCCGAACATGAGGTCGGTGAGCCCGACGCGGCGATCGAAGATCTCGCTGATCCGGTCGACCACGCGCCAGACATCGTAGGAGAGTTCCTTGAACTGGAATTCCTTAACGATCTTGGTGATGTCCCCGTGGATGTCCTTGATCCCCAGGACGCAGAGGTCCTCGCCGGATTGCAGCTGCCGCTCGACGTACGCGCGGGCCGAATCGAGTACGCCGAGGATCGTGCGGCTCGAGGTCCACAGCCTCGATGCGACGTGGCTGAGGATCAGATTGAGGAAGGTCAACTCGCCCAAGCCCGGCTTCAAGGGCGCGATGGGGTAGGAATTCCCCGGCTCCCGGTACGTTTCCAAGAGGGCAAACGGCCACCGCTGGTCGACATAGTAGGGAATCGGCCAGGAGAACATCTCGCGGACCTCGTCGTCGGTCGCGGTGCGGATCCGCTCGGTCGGGGCGTTCAAGGGCGCAGGATAGCCCTCGCAGACGCAGAGGTAGGCGTAGTCGCCGACCACCGTATCAAAGGCCTCGCCCATCACCGGGGAGAACCCGCTCATCCGCGGCCCAGCGCCGGCCAGGGACCAGATCTCCCACCACCGGACCAGATCCTTCGTGTTCCCCCGCTCGCGTTCCAGGTTCCCGAACTCGGCCGTACGACGGGCCGCCTGGGCTTCCGAGGACTCCAGCCTGGCCGCCTTGCGCAGGGAACCGTAGGGGAGCCTGAACCGGCGTTCGACCTCCCACCAGGGTTCCAGGTGCTTGCGGGCGACCCACTTCGTCTCCCCGAAGTTGATACTCTCCGCGTCGGGATCGGTGACGAGATTCCGGGCGTTGTCGTGGAAGCAGCCGGTGAGGATCCGCTCGGACCCCGGCATCGTGTAGGGCTGGACCCACAGGACGCCTCGGCCGTAGATGAACATCTCGGTGATCGCGTCCTCGGCCGCTTGCTCCAGGCCGCCGTTGGGCTGCTCCAGCGGCGTGTACGAGAGATATTTCTCCATCAGCCGGCAGGCCACGCGCGTCGCCGCACGCTCGGCCTTGTCCTGCCCCAGGAGGCGGCGGATCTGGGCCTGGGACTGCTCGTAGAGCATCGCCCCCTGTTGCACCTGGGGATCGAGCGGCTGGCCCTGCGCCATCGCCTGCTGGGCCTGCTCGGCCATCTGCCCCCACTCGGAGAGTTGTTCGGCGGGGATCCCCAACGCCTGGGCAATCGCCTCGGGATCGTACTGGATCTCGGGAAACGGCCGCACGGCGCGGACGGGATTGCGGTGGTAGAGAAGCGGCCCGACCACCGCGACCAGTTCAAATGCCTTGGCCAGGGTGATGCGGAACTTGGGGGCCAGCTTGCCGCCGACAAACTTCCGCCGGTACTTCTCCTCCCACATCCAGCCGACCGCGCCGGAGAAGAAAGACATGCACTGGTCGCAGACGTCGTCGAATTCCTTGCGGCGGGGACTGTTGAGCGCCGCCTGGATCTTCGCGACCCAGCCGGTCACCAACGGACGCAGGAATTCATATGACGTGTCGTCCACGCTTAGCGCCCCTTGCTCGGTTTCGATTCCGCCGCCGGTCGGCCGACGCTCTCGACGAAGTCCCACACGCCGTTTTCCGAGGCGATCTCGGGATGGTCGGCCAGATAGGGATCGTCCTTGTGTCGCACGCCGGTCACCGGCTCGACCTGTCGGCCTTGCCGAACGAACACGGTCAGGTCCAGAATCCCGCTGGCATCGCTGTCGGTCACAATCGCCGCGAGCGGTTTGCGGGTCGTGTCTCCGCGCCGGTACCAGCGGCACGTCGTTCCGATGGGCAACGTAGGTTTCATGGGGGCCTCCGGGGTTAAGGTTTAGGCAGGGCCGACTGGACGGGATGCCGTCCGGGTCCGATCCACACGGTGTCGCTTTCGACCCCCGCCTGCTTTTCGAGTTGTCGCCATAGGCGAACGATGGGGTTGTAGGTCGCGTCCTGGTCGTCGCGCTCGACGTAGGTCGGGCCAAACGCGGCCAGGTAGCCCAGGCAGTCCATCAGGTGGTTGTTGCGGTCGACGACCTCCTCGCGCACGGCGTCCCGCAGCACCCGCTTCCGGTAGAGCGAGAATTCCTTCTGGGTGGCCGGCGTGGTGTCCGCGATCAGTCGCAGCTTGGGCTTGCCGTTGGGATCCGGTCCCAACCACCCGCGCACGATCATGTTGCGCGCCTGGATGTCGTCCGAGCCGTAGATGAACCCCGATCCGGTCGACCGGCTGCACAGCCCCTTGCGACGGAACGCCTCCGAGTAGATCGAGGCGATGGTCTTGCCGGTGCCGACCGAGGTTTGCCGACCGTACCGATGGTCGATGATGAACGCCTCGATCACCCGGCCCATGACCTTCGCCCGCACCAGATCGGCCAGTTCGTCGGCGTTGATCCGGGGGACGTAGACCTCGTCGAAGACGACCACGTAGTCCCCGAACTCGGAGGGCGGCGGCACGGCGGCCAGGAGCACGGCCGGTTGGGTGTGGCCAGGGTCGAGGACCAAGTAGGTCGTCCAGTCGAACGGGATCTTCCCGTTCCTCCCGGCCAGGAACTTTTCCAGGCGATCCGGCTCGGTGCGCGACGGCAGGCAGTGTGTCTCCGGGTTGAAGCTCGGAAAGACCAGGATCGTGTCGGTGAGGAAGTCGCCCAGGTCGCGGGATCGCCGTTCCTCGTCGCTGTACCCCTCCAGGATGCGGCGTTTCTCTTCCTGGGGGATGAACGGGTTGTCCGAGAACCGCAGGACCACCTCGATGATGTCGGGATGCTCGCGGCCGACCTGATCCGCCGCCCGCTCGCTCATCTTGACCAGGGCGTCGTTGGCGCTATGGGGCCACGCGCTCCAGAAGAACCGACCCCGACAGCGCCCCTGGCGCATCCGCATCTCGCCCACCAGGGACGGCTGGACGATGTCTTCGTCGATCCAGATCACGTCCACGATGCTGCCCTGCGGGACGTTGCCGCCCGAGGGGAACGCGCGGATCTCGGTGCCGTTTTTGAGGCGACAGACGGTGAACACCCGCTCGGCCTTGTTCTCCCAGCCCCATCCCCGCTCGTCGACGCACCACTCGGGGATCAAGGGCGGGGCCGGCTCGGCCTCGTCCTCGCGGGCCTTGTCTTCCGGCTCCCACGGTCGCCAGCTGCGCCACTCGCCGGTCTTTCGGTCGCGGATGATCGAAAACGCGCCCGGCTTAAACAGCTTGCTGTAGATCGTGCCGCCGATGTGGGCCTGGTCGTAGCCGGTGACCCACATCAGAAGCGGCCGATTCATCGGGTAGCGGAAGGTGATCGGCTGGCCGTCGCCGCCGGTCAGGGGGAACTTCCGTGCGGCCGAGGCGAACTCCACGGCGGCCGAGGTCGTCTTGCTGCTGTTGTGGGACCAAATACCGGCCGTAACGTAGGTGTTGGTCGGATCGACCGTGAAGCCGACGACATGCTTCCTGTGGCAGTACGTCTTGCGACGAACCTTTACGAGTTTCTCGGTGGGAAGCTTCTCCACCCCGGCGAGCGGATACGGGTCTTGTTTTCGGGAAAGCCCGCAGCCCACCCGCAGCATGAAGGCATCCGCCCACGGGCCGCGCGCCCGCAGCCGCCACTGCGGGAAGAGCTTGCCTTTGAATTTCTTCTCCACGAAGCTGAGGACTGCATAGACGCCGAACGCCAACAACAGTTGCTGCACGTCCCGCAGCAGTCCCTCGGAGGCCGATACCCAAACGACGGACCGCTCTTTTCTGGCCCCTTTGGTGTAGACGCACCCGTCCGTGTCCGTGTATCCGCGGAGGAACTGACGGGCCACCTCGCGGTCCTTGAAGACCTCGGCGGGGATTCTCTTGTGGTGGGCGGTCGTGATCGCCATGCCCCACAAGAAGCACATCTTTTCCTTGAGAGCCGACGAGCAGAACTGCAGATCCGTCGGCTTTCCGCACGTTCGGGAGGCGACCGACAGGTACCCCCGGACCCACGCGTGCGGCTCCGGGTCGGCCGACGTGAGGCACATCGTCCCGGAAAACCCCGTGACGCTGCCGTCGCCAATCATCAGTCCACAGAAGTAGCCGTCCTCGGGCGACATGACCGATTTCGACCAGGGCCACTCCCCGACTGCCAGCTTTACCCGCATTCCCGGACGGAGATCCGCCAAGCGAACGAACCTGCCCGACTCGGCGAGCACGGGATGTTCGGCGCTACCGACAAGCTCAAACCCGCCTTCGCAGTCGAGCTTGTAGGTCGGCACGGGTTCCGGCGACACCCATTTGTGGACCACGCGGCCGCCGATCACCTCGTCCCCGACCTGGACCTGGCCGGCACAGACGACGCCCCTGGCGGTCGGAACCGGCGTGTCCAGGGAGGTACACTGGTTGCCGCCTCGGAGGATCCGTTCGGATGCCGCTGACCGGTGGAACACCTCGGCCCTCGGAAGTGGCCGATAGAGCCGCAGGGCATCCCTCTTGCGACGTTCCAGTTCGTGGACCGCCGCCGCGAGGTCGGCCCGATTGGAAAGCTCGACTCGGACGTTATCCTGCGGCATCGGCACCTGGGGATTCTTCGGTGTCCATCCCAGTCGCCTCGCCCAGGACCTGAATGACGTAGTTGGTGATCGCGTCCTCCAGATCTTCCTCGCGGACCGTGGTCAGGTCCAACTCGTTGCGCCGATCCGCCGCCGCCATCCCCGCGATCTTGACAATCGTGGCGTAGGCGTCGAGGCGGGTCTTGCTGCCTGGCTTCGACAAGTCGATGTCGTTTTTCCAGGCCGCACAGAAGGACGCTATGCCGCCGTAGGTGTTCACCATCTCGGCGGCGATCTCCGCGAGCGCCGGGGGCTTGACCGTGCCGGACCTGGCCGCCGCGACCATCCGGTGGATGCCCCGCTTCAGCTGTTCCTGACGCTGGCGCTCTTGCTTGCGTTGTGGTTCCTGCCCTTCGCACTCGATGCACATCTCGCGGATGCCATCCTTCGTGCGGCGGTAGGACTCAAGAGGAAGAATTCGCTCGCAGACGATGCAGGCCCGAGGGGGCTGGGGGAGGGCCGTCAGTCGGAAGTCCGCGAAGAATGCGTCGTTAAGATGGATCGGCGGATCGTTCTCGGCAGGCACCACAGCAACTCCCCCCTTCTCGATGACCGTTGTCCAGGTCCAGTCGCGTCACCTGGGACCAATCCACCTCGGCAGCGATGGGCGTCTCGACGTAGCTTCGCCGCTGGTCCGAAGGCAGGCGTTCCAACGCGGCGCGCCGTAGACTGTGGGCGACCAGGTCGGCCGAAAGGAGTTGGGGCTTACCCACGCACTTGGGCTTCCAGTGCCCGGCCCAACTCGACCAAGCGCAGTGGACCGGGTTGTAGCCCAGCTTGACCACGCCCGCGAGGCTGATGTCGCGAGTCGAGGTCACGTCCTCGGTCGACGCCTTTTCCGACTCGTAGAGGTCGGTGTATTCGTAGTAGAACCAGGGTTTTTCGCCCGGCTTTCGCGGCTCGGTCAACTCAAAGGCCCGCATGTCGAACAGGATCAAGCCCGTCGGCAGCGCGGCGCACGGCTGGATCCCGGCAAGCTCGCACGCCTCGTGCCGCGTGTACTGACGCAGCTGCATGTCGGCGTCGTCCGCGTGGTTCGACTGCAGGTTGACCCAGTGGAAGACGTAGATGTTTTCGGTCGGCGGGGGGCCGGCGTAGGGGGATCCGATCACCAGGGGGCCACGGTCGTAGTGCTCGTGGATCGCGCCGAAGGCCACGTCCCAGAATGGTTCGGCCTGTGGATCCTGTTCCAGCCGCATGTCGGGCCGCATGTCGGAGTCGATCATCAACAGCAGATCGTAGCCGCCGCTACGGGCCTCGACCACCGCCTTGTTCCGGCTGGTCGAGATCGGGGTGTCCGCGATGTCAAACAGCCGGATGCGGCCGACCCGAGGGTCTTTCCGCATCTGTGGGGTCACCGACAAGAGCCAGTTCCGCACATCCGGGTGCTCGCTGGCGATGCCGCCGTTGCCGCCGTACGAGAAACACGCAATCAGAACGTCGAGTCGACGGGGTTGCATAGGTCGTCCTTTCGGGGAAGGTCATTCGGGGAGTCACGCACGTTCGGGGCAGGCCGCGAAAAACTACGGCCGGGAGCGTGAGGCTCCCGGCCGCAGCCCCGATTCTGCCGTGCGTCCGTCACGGCAGCGACCTATCTCGCCTATGGCTAGGCTTGAATGTTCAACTGCACCAGCCTGAGCGCGCCGGTGTTGCCGGTCGTGGCGGCCTGCATCGCCCGCCCGATCCGGTTCATGGCGATCTTGCCCGCCGTGCCATCGGTCGATTCCGTCGCACTGAACGTGCCAACCCACGGACGGAACCGGCCAGCGCCGGCGGCACCCGAGGTGGCGGCCGCAGCCGCGTAGACCACGTTGCCCTCGGCGACCACGGCCTCGGCGGCGGTCGTCGACAGGCGGGTGAGACACGGCCCCTTGACGATCAAGTGGAAGATGTCGCCGTCGCGCACACCGGTGGCGGGCAGCTGGTCGTCGACCACGCCGGCCACTTCCTCGGCGGACACGTAGGCCAACCGGCCCACGCGCTTGCCCCGATAGCCATCGGCCCACACCACCACCTGACCGGCGTAGAGGGTCGTCCCCGTCGCGTTACGCACCAGGATCGAGTAGACGTCGTTCTGGCTGCGTCGCACGGTCGGATTGGAAGGATTCACGTCGGGCGAAACGTGCGTCCGCCCCTCAAGCCCCACGCTCTGGCCGTACGAGGTCGGGATGTCCCCATCCCCGTAGAACGTCGCGCCGCGAGCAATGGGAGTCGCTCCAGTGTCACTCATAGTCCTCTATTTCCTCGAAAGATCGATTCCGTTCGTTGATGGATCGCCCACGCGACGGCTAGGCGTAGTTGAAGAGCTTCGCGCACGCCTTGGGGAGGAACTTGAAGTTCCCGAAGGTGTAGACCGAGAACTTCCAAGACAGCGAGTCGGCGTCGTAGTCCGGCCCCTTGGACTTGATCAGTTCGTCGGGCAGAATGCACAGCTCGGTCGTGTCGACGTTGACCACATAGCCCGTGTTGGCCTTGATGCCGAACTCGGTCTGCACGGCGAGCCCCTCGAAATTGAGCACGTCGGCGTTGAACCCGAGATCGGCGGCCTCCTTGAAGGGCACCAAGATCCGCTGCTTGGCGCTCAAGGCGTCCTTCCATTCGGTGAACATGTGGCCGGCCAAGACGCACAGGAGCGTCGAGGACTCGATCCCCGCCGTGAGCGAGAGCCACTGGATCGTGCGGCGAAGGACGGTCTCGCAGTTGTCCTTCCAGGCGGTCTTGGAGGTCCCCCAGTTGCTGCTCGACCAGTTGACCAGCTTCGGGGACCAGTAGTCGTACTCCGTCGACCCTTCCCCTTCCGGCCAGTCGGTGGCGACCGTCGCGTTGGGCTTGGTCAAGAGGTCGGTCGACCATCGCCCGCCCTGGCCCAAGGTCGTCGACAGCCCCAAGTAGGTGTCGTTCGGCTGGGCGATGATATCGGTCGCGGCGCACTCCCCCTTGCCACAGAAGGTTTCCAGGCCGGCGAAGCGGTTCTCGTTCCCGGCGGCCGAGCCATCGGAGTAGAACTCCAGGCCAATCGCCTGCCGCACGCTCTTGGTGAGCTTGGGGAAGATCCGCTTGTAGCGGTCCACCAGGACCGTGTCGCCCTTGCTCTCCTCTTGTTCCTTCAGGGTCATCAGATCGGTGGCCACGTAGCCGCGCCAGTCGATCTCGCCCTGCTTCAGGTAATCGCGCCGCTCGTAGTGGACGATCCCGCCGTCGCCGTAGCTCTCGACGGGCGGCTCCTTGTAGTCCACGTCGAACTTGGTCGTGTGCGACCCCATGTAGTTCAACGAGATCAGCCCGCGAGCCTCAAGCATCTTGAGGATCAATCGTCGCCGCACCGTGAGATCCGCCGCGCCCTTCAAGTACTTGGGCGCAACGGCCTTAACGATCCCGACCCATTCGTCTGCCATCCGTGGTTAACCCTTCTGCGTTGATTAGGATCGCGCGGGCTTGAGCCCCGCCCGTTCCATTTCCTCTTGAAACAACTGGTCCAGGGTCGCATCGGGGTTCTGCATCGCATCGGCCGGCGCGGTGGGCGGCGGGGTCGAGCCGCCGCGATTCGGAGCACGCTGGCCTTTCACCACGCGGCTGAGGAACTCGCCCTTTTTCTGCTGAGCGACTTGTTCCGGCGTGGGAGCCGGGGCGGACGCACCGGCGGGTGTTTCTTGCTTGGCGGGGGACTGGCCCAACTTGCCCGTGGCGAGGTCGGCGGCGACCATCCGCTCGGCGTAGGCTCGCATCCGGCCGGGATCGGTGATCCCAAACTGGTCGCGTGCCTCGACGAGGTAGTTGCGGAACGCCTCGCCCTTGGGCTTGAGCACGTATTCGCCGGTCTGCGGGTTGACCAACGGTTGGCCCTTCGGATCGAGTTGGTAGAACTCGGCCTTCTGCGCTTCCAGGTACTGGCGGTTCGCCTGGGCCTGCTCGTACTCGGCGAACGCGCCCTGCAAGGACTGGGTCACCCGCTGGTCGAACGACTTCTCCAACTCCGTCAGCCGGTCGGCAATCGCCTGCTGTACCAGCTGCGGGAACTCGGAGACGATCCGCTGGCCTGCCGACTGGTGCCATTCGGTGTACGCGTTGAGCTTGTCCGCGATGGCGGGGCTATCGTACTGCGTGGCCGGAACCCAGCGGCCGGCTTCGGCATCCCACCGGCAGCGAGTCTTCCAGGCCGGATCGAACTCGGGAGTGTTCCATTCAAACGACGGCTTTTCCGGCTCGGGATTTGCCTGGGTGGCCTGCTCCTGCTGCGCCTTCGCCGCTTGTTCCTGTTGCCACTTCTGGAACTCGGTGGCGTGGGAGGCATACTCCTGGCCGTAGCGTACGAAAGGCTGGGCCTGCTCGTACGCCTCGGCCGCCGCGACGAGGGCGTCGAACGCCGCGTCGTCGGTCTTGAAGTTGGTCACGTCGTAACCGCGGGAGGTCAGACGGTCCAACAAGCTGGCTTGGGACGGCGCGCCGCCCGTGTCCATGGACGCCGGAGAGGCCGCCTCTGGGGCAGCACTGTCGGCAGAAGGGATTTCGTTCCCTGCGAGAGATTCAATCTGTTCGGCCGGCGCGCCGTCGTTGATCGGTTCTTGGGGCATGAGGCTTCCGGGGTTCTCGGGGCACGGGGGATCGGCCCCCGTCTGCGTTTGTCTTACGACATACGCTCAGAACCCCAAACGCCCCGGGAGGCAAATGAGTCCTCATTTGCGCACTTCTCACGTGCATGCGACGATTGCGGACGTTGACGGCGAACACGAAAGCGGAGCCCATGCTTGCTGACCACGCGAGTGCTCTACGAATCCATCGTCTACTGCTCCCAGTCCCGCTCCCTCCCCGGGAAGCCTTCCGCGGATTCGATCTACAACTGGCGCACGAGGGGAGTCCGATGTCGCCGCACCCACCACAGGATTACGTTGGAATGGGCCTATTACGGCGGCCAGCCGGTCACCAGCCGAGAGGCGTTCGACCGATTCCTGCGACGGATCAACGGAGAAGAGGCGTAGTGACCAGCCCGAACGAAGGACGGATGCCCCGATTGTGCTGCAAAGGATGCGGTAGGGACGTGCGAGTCAAACACCCCGTTGAAGGGCGCGACTACTACTGCAAGCGTTGCCTGCGGCACGGCAGCAACAACCTCAACGAACCGTTGGACCGCGCCGACCTAGCCGACTTCTACGACCTGACCCACGAGGACGATTATCCGCTCGACGACGACGGCTTTCGCGTCATCGAGAAGTTTTAACCCGAGGTAACCTATGCTGAAGATCCCTCCCGCCCCCGTGCTCCATGCGTCCGAACCCTGGCGGCAAGACAACACGTTCCCGACGTCCCGCTGGATCCTCGACGCCAATGCCGTCGCCGTGGCCTTGTGCATCAACAAGCCGGAATCCCGGCTGGGCGACCACAACACCCGCCGGATCCTGGCCTGCGTCAACGCCCTGGCCGGCGTGCCGACCGAAGACCTGGAGGCGTTCGCCGTTGCGGCCAGGAGCAAAGCAATCACTCTCTCGGTTGCGGACAAGGAAGACGACGACTTCGATGCCCAGACCTACTACACAGTGGCGAAGGATGCCTGTTAAGCCGCTGCTAGTCGGCGGCAAGTGGCGAGTCGTCGAGTCGGCTACGGGGAAGATCGCCAAGAATACGGCCGGGACTCCGGTCGACGGCTGCGGGCATGAGGTTCGCGTACGCGTTAGCCGGAACGAACGGGGGGCTGCCAGGGGGGCCAGAACGGCTGGTCCAATTTCCACCTTTCTTGCCTCCTCTGCCACAGGAGGCAATGGGGGCGTTACCGTGGCATTTTGCGAGAACACCTAACGACGGCCCGTCCCATTCGTTCCTGGCAGGCACAGTCTCTCGTGTCTCGCTAACGCCTAACGGCGATCTGCCCCCGTCAAGCCTCCGAATCGCGGCCTAAAACGGAAGCCTCGGGTGAATTAAGTCGTGTGTCCCCCGAATTCTCTCCGAATTCTCCGAATGGCATTGCCGACACCTTCATCGCCCTGTAGGACTACTCAAGCTCTGCCTCGGGCCGCCTCTGCCTGGCGATATGCAGCAGGTTCCGAATATCCTCTTCAAAAACAGTTCGTTGATTTGTAATGTCAACCAACGTTTCCAACAGCCGTGCAGCCTTCGAAACAGCTTCCACGTCTGCGCCGGAGACGACGGCTGAATTGACGGTCTTGAAGAGCTCGATCGGGAAGACGTCGTACTCGTCGACAGTCCCACAGAGTTCAACAAACTGCGACAGGTCGCCGAGACAGCCGCGAAGTCCAACAAGATGTATCCGGCAGCAAACAAGCAATTCCACAATCTTCGTTCGGTAATAATCGTTCCAACAAGCACCTAACGCTTGTTGAAACAGCTCGACGGCCAGCGAGTATTCTCCTAAATCGTAGTTGTAGTGCGCAAGGTAAAGAGCGGCTGGCGCGAAATTGCTGTCAAGCCGCAGTGCGTCGTTGAGCACCTCCTTGAGATGCTCGTTCATTTCGGGGTGCGATACACGTTCTGGGTGGACGTAAAGTCCGTAGCCAATAGCACACAGCAGTGCAGCGCTAGGTTGAGCCTTCACGGCGGCATCCAACTCATCTAGTAGCGTATCAAGTTCTTGCACCCCCTGTCCACGTGGCTTGTGCAAGATCTCGTCTATTCGCTCGGCAATTTCGGGAAAGCTATTTTCGTCCTCTTCCACTGATTCCTCCTCTATGACCTGCCCCTGCCCGTTTTTCCATCGTTTCGGCGGCGGAACGCAACTGCTCCACGTACTTAGGCAAGTAGCCCTGTTTCTCTGCCTCGACGGCGGCCTCCCGTAATGCGTTTGCCGCAGCGCGGGGATATTCACCGTGCCGCCCGGATTCCAAGCCTTGCGTATAGAACTCCTTGCGGACCCGGTTGATTATGTCTCTCGCATCCAGTCTGCCGGCTTCCTCCAGGGACATCGCCCCCTTTGTCTTTGCTGGGTTGAATGACCTCAGCCAGTCCAGAATAGACATCCCAGATGAGGCATTCTTGGCCAGCGCCGCGGCCTCATCACTATGCTTCCCGACATCGGCCACCTTGTCAAGCTGTTTTCCAGCGTCAACGACGTGGTCGAGATGCTTGAGGTTCTTCACCATCCCGATCACGGGAAGCATTCCCAGGAGGTTGAGTCCCGTCTTGAAGCCATGGCTCCAAGACCATTCCCAATGGGTTACGCTGTGCCAGGAGTCCCGGAGATCCATCGGCAGATCGGCACCAAAGAAGCCGGCGACCAGGCTGATCCCAACGCTAGCTAAAGTCGCATCCCCTTCCGAGTAGTCCCCCATCACCACGTGCCTGAGGGTCCTCTCCAAATAGCTCCGCTCTCGTTGCCCCTGCGTGCCACACAACCCCGAGGGATCCACCAAGTTCACCGGGTTGTTGCCCACGTAGCGGTAGAGGTTCATGTCCTCGCCGCCGGCGAAGCCGGATGGGTCTTCGCTGGTCCAGCGGCCCACGGCTGGGTCATACCAGCGGTTCAGGTGGTTCTGGAGGCCCGTGGCCTCGTCGAGGATCTGGCCGGTGAAGCCGAAGAGGTGATCGACGGCCGCGTCAGTCTCGGAAGTGACCGTCCCAAAGGAGTCGAACTGGCGGTGGTTGAGCACCGTGCCTGCGGAACTGACCAAGTCGCGGGCCGTGCCCTCGTGATCGGCCAAGGGCCAGACGACCTGGCCGCCGATCTGCTCGTCGGCCAAGACCTCGTCGACGGCGCTGCTCCAAAGGTAGCGGTGGGTGAGGTTGCCTGCGCCGTCGAACTCCAGGGCGAGATCGTCGCCGTCGTAGACGTACTTGGCCACCTCGTCCGGCGTGCCGTCGGCGGCGCTATCCAACGAACGGCGGACCAGATGATTGAACGCATCGTAGGCGTAGTCGATCGTCTGCGTGGGCACCGCCCCGTCGATAGGACGCTCGGTGACTTGGGTCAATCGGTTGCGGTGGTCCCAGGTGTACTCGGTGATCTGGCTTCGCTCGCCGGGGTCGACCTGGCCATTACTGTTGGCATCGGTCCACTCGTAGCGCAGCTTGCGGTTCCCTTCGCCGTCGTACTCGTAGTGGTACGTCCCGTCCGAGGTCATCCGGTTCTGGACGCCGGAGGTATAACCATCGCCTGTCCGGTTGCCGTTGTCGTCGTAGGTATAGGCCTCGGCGGCCTGGGAGCTGTGGACGGCCGAGGTGAGCTGGTTGGTCGCGTCGTAGCCGAAACTGCTCGTGCCGTCCTGCGAGGAGGTCATCTGGGTGATTCGGCTGGCGGAGTCGAACGTCAAGCCGTAGTCGGCGATCGTGGTCAGGCCGTGGCGGTGGGCGAGATAGGTAACCCGGCCGATTCCATCGTAGTCATAGGCCGTTGTGGCGACTTCCTGGGTGCCGCCCAGGCCGGCGCAGCGGGTGACGGTGCTGACGCGGCTGTTACGGTCGTACGCGAAGTCAACTTCTTTCTCCGCCACTCCGGTGCCGGATTGGCTCGACTGACGGACTTGCTGGAGCCGATTGAAGGGATCGTAGACGTACTCCGTTAGGGTGTTGCAGGTGTCTCGCGTTGTCTCGACATTGCCGGCCACGTCGTAGGTGTAGGTGAATTCGGCAAAGGCGTTCGGGACGAACGGGAAGGGATTGACGAGCACTTCCAGCGTGTAGTTCCCGCTGGTCACCGTGGCCGACGTGACGCGGATGGTCCACTCTCCGGCCTGATCCGCCGTGAACAGGAGGTAGGCGTTGCGACCGTCAAGACTGCTGGTGTCAATGAGCCTCCGGCTGCCTGTCCCCGAGGGGCCGTCGATGACCAGGACCGGATCGAACTGGCTGGAGGTGAGCTTGACCAGGACGACCTGCCCGACCGCAAGGTTCCGCGTCGAGTTGTCATAGTTCTCCGCCATGCCGTCGAGGTCCCAATCGAGGGTGCTTTCGCCGGCATCGCCGAGGCTCCCGGTCGCCACCTCGGGCGCTGGCTGGGCTACGTCCCCGGAAGCGACCCTCGCGCGAACCACATTGCCATTCGCGTCATAGTCGTACTGGTAACAAGTGGCGGACGTCGGATTCGCGGCATCCGACTCCGTGATCCCGCGGAGTTGCCCGGCGGCATCGTACCAGTTGTGGATGGTGTGGATCACCTGTAGCGAGTTATCCTCAAGCCGCTTGAGCCACCGCTCTTCTACGCACCGTCCGAGCGAATCATAGACGTACTGCGTGATCCGGCCGTTCCGATCGGTCTGCTCGACAAGGTTGCCCGCCAGATCGTACGTGTACGATCGGCTCCCGGAGGAAGTGGTCTCTGAATGCAGCCGATCGAGGCCGTCGTAGGAATAATTTGTCGTATTGCCTTCCGAATCCGTAACGCTCAAGACATTGCCGGCCTCGTCGTAGGTCGTGACGACACTCGCCCCCTGGGCGTCGGTGACGCAGGTCTGACGGTTGAGCCGGTCGTACTGATACCGGGTCACGTTGCCCAAGGGATCGGTCGTCGAGGTGAGGTTCCCGTTGGCGTCGTACGTGTACGTTGTCTCCGGTCGCGAAAGCGGTGCAGTGCCGTTCGGCCCGGTGCCGTCCGGATCGTGGCCGATCTCCTTGACTAGCCGGTTACGCACGTCGTACTGGTACTCCGTGGTGTGCTCCGGCTCCATGGTACTGTTGTCCATGGGATCGGCGACGCGCTGCAAGTTGCCCGCGGCATCGTAGGAGTAACACGTGATCAGGACTTCAGACCCACTGCCAACGGTCTCCCGGATCTTGCGGTTGAGCCCGTCGTAGTCATACCAAGTCATCGGGCCCTGCGAATACTCGACATACTGCAGGTTGCCCGCGTCATCATAACCGTAATAGGTCGTCGGCGGATCAAGTGGGCCGGCGTCATCCGGGTCGGCCTCAATCGTCTTCGTCAGTCGGCCAAGGTTGTCGTACTCGTAGCTGGTCGTCCTGTCAAGCTGATCGGTGACGGAGAGGATGTTGCCGTCCGCGTCGTAGTCCGTGAAGACGCTGTGTGCCGGGTCGCCGGGGTACGCGCCCGAGGCATCGGTGATGCAGGTCTGGCGGTTGAGCCGGTCGTACTGATACCGGGTTACGTTCCCCAGAGGATCGATCGTCGAACTGAGGTTTCCGTTGGCGTCGTACGTGTACTGCGTCTCCGATCGAGGGAGCGGCCCAGTGCCGTCCGGATCGGGCGAGATCTCCGCCGTCGTCCGGCCAAGCTTGTCGTAGCGGAACGTGGTGACGTTGCCTCGGGCATCGGTGACGCTAGCCAAACGTCCGCCGCCACCGTAGGTGGAATGGACCACGCTGCCATCCGCCAATACCGACGCCGTGCATCGGTTGCGGTCGTCGTAGTAATACCGAGTCACCCAACCAAGCTCATCGGTTTTCGCAACAAGGTTCCCGGCCGCATCGTAGCTATTCAGCCGGTAGGTGCCGTCGGCATAGGTCGTCTTGATCAAGCGGCCCATGGCGTCGTACTCGAACCGGTTCACGCGCCCGGTCACGTCGGTGACGCTCAGGAGATTCCCCATCGCATCATACGTGGACCATTCCTTCGGGGCCGGCACCAGTCCATCGGGATCCGGGAGCGTGATCGTCTTCTGGCGGTCAAGTACGTCGTAGGTGTATGTCGTGGTTTGGAGATTGCCGTCCGTGCTGGTGAGCAGGTTCCCCCGGTCGTCATAGGTGAACGTTTCCGTGATCGACTTGGTGGCCGATACGCGACTCGTCCGCGTCAGTATCTGGCCGGCCGCATTGTAGGTGTAGGTCGTCTTGTAGTCGTCTGGCTCGGAGGTGAGGCGGCCGTTGGGCGTGGTCACCGACTCGGGCAGGCCACGGTTGTCCGCCGGGTAGGTGTAACTCGTAATGCCATGCTCGGCGTCCTCAATCTCCTGAAGGTAACTGTCCTTGCCACTGCTATCATCGAGGTAACGGTATTGGGTGAGCTGGTCATCGCTGGGAGTATTCGGGTCGCCTTGTCGGGTGATCGTAGCGATGTTGCCATAGTCGGTGTAGGTGAAGGCGGTTACATGCCCTGCCCGATCCGTGAGCCGGGTCATGTTCCCATTGCTGTCGTAGACGTAGGACTCCGACTGTCCAAACGCATCCGTGACCGCCGTCTTCAGGCTCTTGTCCCAGGTATACTTGGACGACGAGCGATCGGGATAGACCTCCTCGACCACATTGCCTTTGCTGTTACAGGTGTAGTAGGTGAGCGCCCCATGTTCGTCGGCACATTCGGTCCGGTCGCGGAAAACGTTGTAGGAGAACCGGTGGACCGCGCCTTCCGCGTCGGTCACCTCAAACCCGCGACGGTTGGCGTAGTAGGTGAAGGTGGTCTCGCCGCCATTGGGAACAGTGACTTTCTTGAGCAATCCACTCCGCCTGGTGTCCGTATAGTACTCGTAGCTGGTGACGGCCGCGGGCGTTTGGGAATCCGACGGGGCGATGGCCCTTTGGAGCCGCCGATTGGCGTCATACTCATAGGTCCAGACCCGCTGGGTAAAATCGCGGATCGAGAGGATGTGACCGTTGGCGTCGTAGGCGAACTCCAGGTAGCGCGTGCTCTGGTATTTCAGGTCGCGGACGTAGTGGATCTGCCGGAATAGGGCGTTCTGGCTGTCATCGCTATAGTAGAAGACCGCAACGCCGTTGCCGTAACGGTCCTGCATCCGGAGCAGCCGTCCGTTGCCGTCGAAGTCGATCGTGCTGCCGGTCTTGTCCGTCCAGGTATATCCGCCCGCCGCGGTCGTCGCCAACTGCCCAAAGATCGCCTCGGGCGTTTTGTAGCCACCCGTGCCGTTAGGCTCGAACTTCAGGCGGTCGCCGCTGCCGGTAAACCAGATCTTCGTCCCAGCCGGGTCACGTGTATCGGTACTGGTTTCCAGGCGATCAGCGTAGGTGAACGACCATCCCTCGCCCATCCCGCGGTCGGCATTGAAATCGGCCGTTCCGTTGCCGTCGAAATCGAGGTTGCCGGTCTGGGAGGATTGGTAATGGCGAGCGAACTCCAGGGGATATCCGAGTCCCGGGAAGGCAAGATCCGTCTCATCATGGACGACCGTCCCGCTGGCCACATCGACCGGATCGGCAGCGAAAGTCCGGGTGGACGTCTGGGGCGACGATGGGTTCGTCTTGGGATCGACGGTTCCTGGGGTACCGGCAGCTATTCCGCCCCTGTTGGAGTCGCATTCCCCGGCGATGAAGCTGCCGCTGATAATATAGGATCCCCAGCTACCATTGGGATTGTCCGTCCTGTAGCCCACGCCATTCCAATTGCCAAGCGGGGTGGGATCACGAGGGACGGTGACGGCCAATCCTTCGTCAATCTTCTGTTGGATCGAACCCATGGTCCACTGGGAGTGCGTCAATAGGGGCATATATGTCCCTGAATTGGCGCTATTGATCGTGTAAATGGGAATGGAACGTTCCCGGGCGAGCTGAAAGGACTTCACGGTTGAGATGCTGGCAACATTCGTCAGATCCTCCCAGATGGCATGCTCCATCGCGGAGCCGTTGTCGCCTATAATGCTGTCGCGCATGGAGTATAGACTGATGGCGTGCGACTGGTTGTACTCCGTGGGGTCAAAGATCGACATCGCATCCCGCCCCATCGATGGCAGGTCCATCGTGAGTTCTGCAGGGATGTAAGGGATTGGAAGATTCTGTTGAAACGATTGGAGCGTTGTGCTCGCGATGGTGAAACCGCACGCAACTCCGAAGTAATAGCACACCCCCCCTGTGAGCGCGGCAATCCGATCCTCGCCACGATCCCTATCGTAGTAGTACTTGAGTCCTGCAAGATGGAGCAGTCCGCCGATCAGTTCGTCTTGCGTGGGACTCCCGCCGTTGGCCTTCGAAATGGCCGCCTCGTTCACGATACGCTGCTGTTTCGAGATTGATTCTGGCGACGCTTGGCTGGCGTCCAGAAGAATCGCGAAATAGTTGTTGACTTCCTCATTGCGGCTTACGGTATTGTCAATGGCGTTATCGCCATCCCCATCGAATTGTTCCAGTACCACTTGAACATAATCGTTCTCGCCGAAAGGTAACTGCCTATTCTCCGCGACAACGACCCCATCCAGAAGCAGCCTCGGCGTGATCTGAGAGCCCGAGTAGATATGGGGCTCGATGGTCACTTGCTTCAGCGACATCTCGGGCAGGACCAGCACATATTGAAACACTACCGTGCCGTCGTTTTTCTTCAGAGTGACTCTGACGCGGTGCTTGTTCTCGCTCGGAATGGAACTGCCGAGGACGCTGGACGTATTGACTTGGTACGGTAGCGATGCGGGCATCGCGTTGATGCTCTTGGGGATGATCGCGCCGGCGTAGGGGATATCCGCGATACTCACGTCCGGGTCGTTCTGGGCCAGGTACTCACGGACTTTCTGCTCGTAGTATTCATACGGAAGCTGTTTGGTGGCAGTGGCGTAGAACTCACTCGTGACTGGATTCGTATCAAACGG